TCGTTTGCGTTTACTTGTTTTGCTTGATTAACGGTCATCGCCTACCGTGTTGCCGTCGCCACTATCTAGTCCAATCGATCCTGTGTCATCCCCACCTAAATATACCTTATACACTTAGGTGGAGATGCCGGGCACTGCCCCCGGGTCTTGGTCTCCTTCGTTTTGAAGGGATTACAACAATAACTTTTATTTATCGCCAAGTTTTCTGAGCGATACAATGTTGTATCCGTTGTACTTTCCACGCTAGTCCCCAGGGCAGTGTGAAAAATATCTTTGTACCATTTGGAGTATACATGGTCTTACCATCATTGTCAATTCCCATCAATCCTATAAACATATCATCTCCTCTAACTCAATGTCTCACAGCAAACATACTGCTGATCATTGCTCTTACTAAAACTAAATCACTTTCACATGTAACTTCTATAGGTTCGTCAAGATCTGGATCATCCTCCCATGCTTCTTTAGGAAACTGTAAAAAACTAAAGATAGTTCTAAAGGTCACAGTCCTGCCTTGCGTGTAAGCCAACTCTATCACATCCACTATGGAATTTACTATTTGTTGAGTTTTAAAATCCAAGGGAGTCATGATATCTATTTTCCTATTATTTCTATAGAATTAAACACTTCATCAAACGGTAAATCATGCCAAAAAAATCTTATAAATTTTCTCACCATATTACGATCTTTTTTAACAACTGAATGCATATGAGAAGAATTTAATAAAAATGCTTCTTTATTTTCTGCTACAAAATGTTCAGCATACACTAAATCATAGGGATCACTATCTTCTAATTTTTTCTTCCAAAATATTGTAATATCATTATAGGTTTCTAAATAATAATTTAGTGCAACCTGTGATGGTCCATCTACATGTTTACCAATACCACTTTTTAAAATTTCTGTATAGTTTACTGAAACTGGTGGTATATTAAATTTAATTACTTGAGATAATGCATCAGTGAAATATTTTAAATCTTTAATTTCGTAACTAATGAATAGATCTTCGTACTTTTCTTTTAATTTGCTACTTTTTATTTTTTCAATATCAACGTCTAATTTAAATTCTATTTTTTTAAAATAAACGATATTGTCCCCATTCATAAAATATATTTATTCACTAATTCGAGAATAGTTAAGAACCATGCCGGCGCCATATTGTGCTTCAGCAATCATTTTGGCTTGCCAATCGTTATCTGCACTAACTACAACATTAGCAGTTTGATACTGATTAAGACGAACCCAAACAGTGTAACGGTACATAGCAGACTCCTTTGTGTTGTTAAGCGTTAATTATAGCAAGGTTTTACCTATTTGTCAACCATAATTTACCCAAAAAGTGGAGAAATCTGCAAGAATTGGCTTCTCCTACCTCCCGGACTTGCACCTTCCAAAATGCTACGCATTATGCCCTTGCAGACTATAATACTTATGCATTACTCAAATCGTACAATCCAGTAACACCCGGACCTTTAGCATTTTTGTCATTCATAAATGTACAAACTTGTCCGCGATTTCCTGCTTTGTTAAAACTAATATGATGCCAAGGCAGACCACTTCCTGTACTTTTATACTCTAATAAGAATTGATCGTATTTGGTATTATCTTTTATCCACAATGCTCTTGTATAAAAATCTGCTTTGCTTGCTTTAGCATATTGAATATCACATGCCATACCTTTAGGATGTTGACTAGTAGGACTACCTACTCCTGCTTTTCTAAAAGAACAGGTCATAAATGCATCTGGATATTGTTTTTTAATAGGATCAAAACAATTAATAATCATAAGTCGTAAATTGTCACATACTTCTTGTACAGTCATACCATTCTGTGGAGCAATAGTAGCTACATCGTACGGGAAAATAACACCCATCTCTGTAGAAGAAGCCGGTTGTTTTGTAACATTTTTAACCTTATAAGTTATTCCAGTTAATGCACTAACATATAATACTGTCTCGTCAACTGTTCCTCCTACTGCTACAGTACCAGCAGTTACTCCCTCTGTTACTCCAGCAGGTGGAGGTGTAGTATTGGTTGCTGCGGGATTGGTTGCTGCGGCAGTTCCTTTATCTAAATCTGCTTGTGTAATCGTTCCAGCAGCAACTAATGCTTGTTGTTGTGTATCTACTGCGGCCGGGCTATCTGCGTCCCCCTCCGTTGCTTCTGTAACTGTGCTTTCTTGTGCAAATGAAGGCGAATTAATTGCTACATCAATAGCAGCAGAAACAGCGCCTGTCGCTGCTGGAGAATTCCATAGGGCTACAGGTATAAAATTGGCAAAAACATTTGGACTGTGAAAAACATCAGAACTTGTTGGGTAAGGCCCTGGGTTTACTACTGGCATAAATTATCCCCTAATCTGATATTTATCTTAGGGCAATATCAGTGGTACTATCTCTATATTGGTCAGCAGCATCGTGTTTGCTAGTCATCATAGCAAATATATGTGACTTATTTAAAGTTACTTCTTTGCCATTGCCTAAAAACATCCAAGGCATTAATCCAACACCTTGACCATTAAGTGTAACACATAATGGTTTAATGATTTTAACCGTATCAGCAGTTTCGCTTTCAAAACGTGCGATAAGTTCTTCACCGTTGATTAGTTTTAAACTAACAACATCAGCGGTGGTAAATCCTCTTTCTATTAACATGTTATTCCTTGGTTTCTTTTGGTAATTCGCATAATGCCTCTAACAATTTATAGTGATTGTATGCTTTTTTCAACGCTTCAAAGTGTTCTAATTTATCTGGGTCTGGTACAAGTATAGCAAGACGTTTGGATATTGTTTCCATAAACTCGCCGAGGTCCTGCCTATTTATCATAACCTTGCCTTCAAACTCTGCATCACCTTTAACATTTAATGTTGATTGCCCGTTATTAGTATTGATAGTTGCCCAGTTTGAGCCGCCGGTGCCGTTGGTCATATAATAACTACCAGAACTGCCTACACTATATGTTCCAGCAGTAAGGCTAGGAATTGTCCCATTCATTGAACTTAAAGACGATATTTGAGCAGTAGTCAATGGAGAGATAGTAGTGTTCCAAGTATTATCCAAAGTGATGGTATCATAACTCATTTTAGATATTCCTTGAGTTCAGTAAATCCGCCAACATATCCTTCTTCAATAAAAATTTGTGGAAGTGTACGTGCATTAGGTACTGCTTCTAATAATTCTTCCTTGGTATATCCATCACCGATCTTACGTTCTTCAATTTGATAACCCTTAGACTTTAGTAAAGCAGTTGCCTGATCACAGTAGGGGCAGTTATACTTACTCCATAATATTGCTTTCATTTTTATTATCCTTTTATATATGATGCTTTGTAATAGGTTGATGCTACCATTGACCAACCTGCGCTTAGAAGATGGGATCTAATGACATTGTGATCATAATAATCCACAACATCATCGTAAACAAAAACTGCACCTTTGGGTGCCCTTGGTTCAAAAAATAATGTTTCATTAAATGTAGATTCTAAATCATGAGGACCATCAAAGTGTACCAATGAATATTCGTTGATTATTTGTTTACCCTTATCAAAGTAAATAGGGACCCCATCAGCAAATCTTTTAAAAAATTCTGTATCTTCCATGGGATACAGACAAAAATTAATGTTAGAATTTTCTATACAATATTGTGACATAGAAATCATGATTCGATCACGCATATTGTTTGAATAATCGGTTTCTTCTGGAATAAAATTTTCTTTCCAGAAATATGGAATCTCACCATAGGGATCAATGGCAATATGTGTACGTGGGGCTATTTTTGTTTGAAGGGCATCTAATATACGTTTTGTCCCACCACCTGCTCGTAATCCTATTTCGCAAGTAATGCCAGGTACATCTCTAACCATCATAGCAGCATCATATAATATATAGTAGTCTCCACAACCGTCTTCAAATTCGCCTGCCTTAAAATTGCTCATTATTATCCTCGTCTATTAATTACTGAGGCTATCTGACTAACCTCACCGCGTCTGCGGTTGTTTTCTCTTTCTAATAAACTTATACGTTGATTTAACTCTTGATTCTGTTTAATCAATTGTTCAACTAATTGTTCAAGTTTTTTAATTTTATCAATTTCGGTAGTCATTATAGATCTGGTAGTTCATCGTACATAACACTATCACTCATTACACCAATAACATAGTTTGTACTTTCAGTTTCCTGTAATGCGCTTTGTTTCTTGCCAATATTAACATGTTTGTTAAACCACGGAATAGGACTTGAACGTGGATGCTCTTCGGCATACTTAATACCAATATCTTTCAAACGTGTAAATGCAGTATAATCCACAAAGTCTTTTAAAATAGTAGCATTAAGTCCAATTACAGGACCTTTCTTAAATAAGTATTCGGCCCATGCCTTTTCTTCTTCTATAACTTCCATATACATAGCATACACTTCTTCTCGACACTCTTCTACTATTTTGGCAAATCGATCATCATCTTTTACTACATTATTAATTAACCAAGCAGTCCATTCTGCGTGTAATAACTCGTCTTGTAGAATTAGGCTAATGATGTTTCCATTACCAATATAGATCTTGTTCTCAACCATAGCCAGGCTGGTAGCAAATGATACCATGAAGCGGAATGCTTCTAATGCATAACTGGCATTGAGTGCTAACCAGATGGCCTTGATATGACTAGTCTCACTCACTGTTTTTGGATTAAGTTCCTTGAAGCAATTTAGTTCATGTAGTTTGTCGTAGTATCTACCTATACTTGCAGACATTTCTACAATTTCTTTAGTGTCGTGAATCTTGTTAAATTCTTCTTTTGGCACGCTATAGACATTACGAATGATGTGACTGTAACTCTTACTGTGAATATTTGTTTCGAAGAACGACCAATTGCTAACAAGTGCTTCTAATTCAGGTATGCTAATTACTGGACTAAAGATCTGACCAGGGGCACGACCTTGAATACTGTCCAATGCTGTTTGACGTAGCAGGTTACTGGTAAAGATATGTTTGACAGCATCACTGGCATCCTTGTGATCCATCTTATCTTTAGTCAAACTGATCTCTTCTGGTACCCAAAAGAATCCACGTGCTAAAGATTCAAATGTTTGTAATTTATTATATTTCACTTCTTCAAAACGTTGGACTGTTACTGGACCTTCTGGATCCAAAAACATCTTGCGTTTGAGATAGTTTGTTTGTTTGCTTAAATTGTATTGTTCTTTTGACATAATGCTCCTATAATTTGCAGGCCTCACAATTTTCTTCATCTTCGTAAACAGTAACTGGTTGAGATACTAATGCACTTTGGGTAGTGGTTAGAACATGTTTAGATCCTACCTTGTCGATAAGGCTATAATAAATTGTTTTCAAGCCCCACTTGTATGCCAACATTAGATTCTTGGCAATCAATGTGCCCGGAACTTTACCATCTCTAAAATGTCTTGGACTGTAGAATGTGTTAGTACTCAAACTTTGATCAATGTACGCTGCCAATACTGCTGATGTTTTTAAATACTCAACACAGTCAGTTTGTTCCCACATCATTTGATATCGATTCTTTAGACGACGATATTCTGGCACAACTTGTGTAAATGATCCTGCCTTGCTTTCTTTAACACTGATCAATTCCATAGGCATTTCAATACCATTAGTAGAATTTAAAACAACACTACTAGATTCAACGGGAGCAACTGCCATAAGTGTAGCATTACGTATTCCATACTTTTTCATACGTTCACGCAATGGTTCCCAATCTATACTAGGTGTAAAATCTGTAAGTTCATTGACACCGTTGGCTCTACGTTCCCAAGGAAATATTCCCTTACCGTAGTAAGTGTATTCGCTACGCTTACATGGGCCACGCTCTTGGGCCAGTTCTACACTTGCTTCGGTGAGGTAATATGCTTGATGTTCCATCCAACGTTTGACTTCTGCTAATGCATCTGCTTCACCGTATTTGAAACTCTTACGTGCATGCCAATAGGCCAAGTTTGTAATGCCAACACCGAGAGGTTCAAAATCTGTATTAGCCAACTTGCTCTGTATGCTTAGGAAGTCTTGATAACTTAATAAGTTACTTAGACTACGAACTAATACACGACAAGCCTTTCTCATTTCCTGCGGGTTGCGGAAGGCGCCCCAGTTGATGCTGCCAAGAGTGCAAAGAGCAATGCGTCCCTCTGGATCTTCAATACGCTGGAAAGGTTTCGTGGGTAAA